TTGATTGTTGTTCTTGTTTTTGTTCTTTATAGCCTAAACTTAAAAAATGTTCAAGATTAGATTCATTAATAACTATCTCTGAATTATCTTTATATAATTTAATATCTTTAGCCATAACGCTTTATATTATTTATCTTCTTCCTCGTCAATATCTTCTTCATCTTCTTCAAAATCATCTTCGTCTAAATCTTCTTCTTCCCAAGTATGATCTTCGTCTTCTAATGAATTTTCTCTAATTTCTTCAATTAAATCTTTTACTTCTTCACAAAGCATAGATTCTTTATCGTGCATCTTTTCTATTTGATCTATTTTTTTTGCTATCTTTTCTAATAATTTATTTGTTTTCATTTTATCTCCTATGGTGTTCCAGCTTGATACTCATACATACATCTAATAGTCATTCTTATTCCACCTACAGGAAATAATGAACCCTCGTCAGTTTCTACTTGAACGACCTCTGTATCTAAAGCGTTTCCACTTCGAGTAATATCAGTTTCTAATGAAGTTTCAATAGCAGTAATTAATTGATTTCTTTTAGTATCTATATTGGCTTCTGCACCTTTTACAAAACCAAGTATTACAAAATCTATAGTTCCATGCCTTGTTTTAGCACCACTACCAAGTTCGCTATCATCTCTGTTTTCTTCTGATGTTTGGACTATTACTGCTGGATATTGTTGCTCTGATAATTCGTCTAGCAAAAAAGGTTGTCTGGTAGCTTTTCTAATAGTTATTGGACTAGATATACTTGATATAGTTGATAATAAATTACTTGCTATGTTTTCTCTTACACTCATAATCTTGCTTTCCTAAATTCTTTTGCAACAAATCTATTAAATTGTTTTGCAATTATCTTTTCTGTTCTATCATTAAATCCAAAAAATTCACGCTTTGTTTTACCTAATACTTGATTAAAAAATGCTCTTTGTCTCATTTGAGAATTACTAAAATTAACACTAACTTTATTTGTGCCTGTTTTTCTTATAGTTCTACTAGATGGAGTTAATGCACCTAACATTCTACCAGAATAAAATAAATCTACTTTTGTTGCTCTACCCTCTCTTTGTAATTTTTTTAAATAACCCTCTGAATAGGGTGCAAATGGCCTACTTCTAAAATCAATACCTTTTGCTGTTTTAGTTCTGATAATATCTAATAATTGAAATCCAGCTTGTAATAAACCTTTTTCAAATATGCTTTTAAATTTTTTTTGTATTCTTGAATATCTTTTTTGAACTGCTTTTGAATTAGTCTTAATTTTTAAGTCTAATGCCATTATCTAGTCAATCTTCTAAATCCATGTAAAGGTTCTCTCTCGTTTGTTACAATACTTCCATCAGCATCAGTATCATATTCAACACCATCTTCTAATATCATTCTCCATTCCATATTGTACTGTGCCATGTAATATTCTGCCATTCTTTCAAATCTGTCTTTTTCTGTCTCTGGTCTAAATTTAGTTAATGCTGGTAAATAGAATCTGCCAAGAAATAGATATACACCAGCACGTTCAAACTGATCTAAATTAACTTTTGTATTAACCATCTCAGCAGTATTTAAAACTGTAATATCTGTAAATACGTTTTGTTTATATACAGGCCACCATTCTATTCTTAAATTTCTTAGAATATCGTTAGTAGTTTGTGCTAGAAAATTAGCTGTCTCTGTAGCTGTTGTTGAGATACCAAAATCAAAAGCATCAGGTTGATATTTCAAAACATCTGACGTTGTTATTACATCTGCTCCTGTATAATTAGCCATTAATTACTCCAAATAAGATATGCAATAATTAAAACTAAAGGAATAGAATACATTGGGTTGTTTTTAGCTTTAATCCAAACCCATTTGCTTTTTTTTCTAATCTGTCTCCAAATCCATTCGTTCATCTTTTTTCTTTCTTGTTTTACGTTTTTTTGGTTTAAGTTCTACAACTTTATCTTCTTTTACAACATCTTGTTCTGGTTTAAAACCTCTTATTTCCCACATTCTTTTATTTGCTTTGTAGTCGTTGTATGGTCTTTGAATTTTTTTATTACCTTTTACTAATGTAACTATTTCTGGTTTTTCTTGTTTTATCTTTATCATCTATTCTCCTTTGATTAAATGTGAGGGCAGTTTCCCACCCTCACAAAGTATTCAATTATTATTGAATTGATGAATCCATGTGGATTTCTACACCATATGAATCGTGGATTTCTCCTACGCCATATACTGAAGTTGCCACAATCTCATCTGCTCTTAGAGACGCATCTCTTTGAGTTTCGATTTTTAGACCTTGCATTTCTGCTAAAGCAATCGCATCTCTGTGGAACGCACCACCTTTGTAGTCTCCAGCATTTCCTGTGTTAGATATATTTGAAGTTTCAAATATTCTTAAACCAGCAAGACTTCCAACGAAACCTGATCTCATAGCTTCGTTTTGTAAGTCGCCACTGTTAGGATTTGCAAATGTGTTAGTTAAATTTGCTTTTAAATCAAAAGCAATTTTAGGGTGTAACACTACTGCACAATCGTTAAGGTTTAATGCTTCTGCTCTAAGTGTTGAAGCCGCATTGAAAACACCAGCCGCAGTTAATGCCGCTGAACCATCTCCAACTGCTACTGAGAAACCATCAAATAATGCAGTTAAATCTGCATCTTGTTTCTTAGCTACAGCTTCTCCAAATAATCTACCAATATCAGCCGCAACATTTCTTGGTGCTGAGTTTCTTGCTAAATCAGTTAGAGTTGTCATTACACCTACTTCTGATGCTGTAATAGTTACAGAAGATGGGTTGATTGCAGTATTAGACAAATCAGTTGCTTCATTAACAGCTGCCGCTGAAACTGCCGCATAAATCGGAACTTCAACTGCTTTTCCACCGCCTGTAATCGCATAATTTCTTACTAGATTACGCATGATAGATTGTTCTTGAGCAACGAATTGAGCCTCTGCTACTATCTCTGTGTATAGTTCCGATAGCGTAGAACTTGTACTTTCGTTTGCCATTTTATTTACCTATTAAGTTATTTTGTTAAGTTTATTTCTATCGCACCTGAATCTCGTTTCTTACGATATTCTGCATAAGTTTTACGATCCTCTGGTTTCGATAAATCCAAGTCCTGAATATTCAAGGGTTTTACAGTTTTACCACCAACAGCACTCTGGCTTCCTGAACCAGACAAAGACCCTTTTCGGAAGTGTGGGTTGCTATCTAAAAACTCATTAACTCTATCTTCTAAAGTAAAAAGTTCTCCTTTAGCGTTATATCGTACATTAGAATGATTATCAACTACTTCTATACGACCATCATCTGTGTACTTAACTTCATCTTTTAACAAAGCAACAACTTGACTAGGATTAATTGCATTATTTTTAGATGCAATAGAAAGTATTGAATTATCTACTTTTTCTTTTTTAATTTGAGTTTTATATTTCGATACTTCTTGATCTTTTTCTTGTAGTCTTTCTTGCATAATCTTTTCAAGATCAGCTTTTGTTTTAGCTTCTTCTAATTGTTTTTGTTTTAGAATTTCAGCTTTCTGATTTTCTTCTTCTTGAAGTTTCTTTTCATATTTATTTTTTTCTGCTTCAAGTCTTGATTTGATTATGTTGTCTAATTGTTCTTGAGTAAAAGTATTTTGTTTTGGTGTTTCTACTTTTACTTCTGTGTTTGTTTCTTGCGTTTGATTTTCTGTTGCTGTTTCTTGAGCAACATTTGTTTGTTCTTCTGACATTGTTTTCTCCTATATTATTAGTTCGCCTTGTTCGTCATACCAATCAGGATTGACGTAAGACCATTGATGACGACAGTTATAACCACCACGAACAACCAAAGGGTCGCCAGCTTTTTTGCCTGACCAACTTCTAGATGTCCATATTTTTCTGACTTCATCAACTGTGAAAAGTCCATCTTTTCGTTTAGGTTTTATTACACCATTTATTACGTTTCTGCAAATCTCTCTTGTTGTAGGTATTACATCTCCATAGTATTTTACAAATGTTAAACCAGCATCTTGAGACTTATTGAAATTAAGTGTTGCATCAAAATCACGCAAAGAATCATTAAGTATTTGACCAGCATATCTTTTCATATTCTCTCCAGCACGATCTCTAGCAAATTTAGTTTGAAGTGTTTGAACTGCTCTATCAACTGCTGATTGTTGTGATTTCTTAAATTTATTCTCATTAACAAAATTAACTAATCGTTGAATTTCTGGGTCATCTGAACTAGCATAGATGCCATTTATTGTTTGTCTTAATTCCTTTTCTAATACTGCAAATTCACTTCCAACTAATGTATTCTGATAAACTTTCTCTGATAATCTTCTAGTAAATGTGTTTGATACATCTTTAAATTGTGTAAAGTATTGTTGTTTTAAATTCTGTATTAGTGCTAGATCGCCTTTTGTAAGTTCTTGAAACTCAACAGGAATATTACCAATTCTTTTAAATGCTTTTTCTATTCGTTTAGCTTGTTTGTTAAAACCATCTCTAACAACTGTATCTGACCATGATAAATATTCTTTCTCAAGGATAGATTTGATTTGTGGCCTGATTGCAATAGC